CGAATACCGCGCGCTCGCTGCGGACGGCAGGACGGCCCACGGGCTTTCCCCGGTGCTGGCGATCCTGGACGAAGTCGGACAGGTGCGCGGCCCGCAGTCGGACTTCATCGATGCCATCACGACATCGCAGGGCGCGCACGCGGAACCGCTGCTGATTGCCATTTCCACGCAGGCGGCCACGGATGCCGACCTGTTTTCGCGTATGGCTGGACGATGCCGCACAATCGAAAGACCCGCGCATTGTCTGCCACCTGTACGCCGCCCCGGAGGGTTGCGACCTGCTGGACGAATCGGCATGGCGCGCGGCGAATCCCGCGCTGGGGCTGTTCCGTTCGCTGGACGACCTGCGCGAGCAAATGATCCAGGCGCAGCGGATGCCGAGCATGGAGAACAGCGCGCGGAACCTGCTGCTGAATCAGCGCGTTTCCACGGATGCGCCTTTCGTGAGTCCCGAGGTGTGGAAGGCTTGCGCTGCGGCACCGCTGCCCTTCGACGGGCCGGTATATGGTGGCCTGGACCTGTCCGCGCGAAACGACCTGACCGCGCTTGTGCTGGTCGGGAAAGTTCGGGGCGTGTGGCAGGTGCAGCCGCACTTCTGGACGCCCGCACAGGGGCTTGCGGAGCGTTCCAGGCGCGACCGGGCACCCTATGACGTATGGGCGCGGCAGGGATTCCTGCGCACGACACCGGGCGCGAGCGTGGACTATGAGCATGTAGCGGCGGACATGGCCGAGATTCTGGCCGGGCTGGACGTGCACGCCATCGCCTTTGACCGCTGGCGCATTGATGTCCTGAAGCGGGAGCTGGACCGCATCGGGCTGGCGCTGCCGCTGGTGCCGTGGGGACAGGGCTACAAGGACATGGCCCCTGCCCTGGACGCGCTGGAAGCCGAGCTGCTGAACGCCCGGATCGCCCACGGGATGCACCCCGTCCTGACCATGTGCGCGGCCAACGCCACGACCACGAAAGACCCGGCAGGCAGTCGGAAGCTGGACAAGTCCCGATCCACCGGGCGCATCGACGGGATGCAGGCGCTGGCAATGGCGATTGGCATCGCGCAGACCGCAGACGCGCCGCCTGTTGACCCCTACGCAACCCGAGGGCTGTTGATCCTATGACCTACGTCGCAACCGACCTGAACCGGAAGATCACATTCCGAAAGCTGACCATCACGCAAGACCCGAACACGGGCGAGATGATCGAAACCTGGGCGGATCACGTGTCCGTCTTTGCCCGCGTGGAACCGCTGGTCGGGCGGGAGTACTTCGCCGCCGCTGCCGTGCAGGCCGAGGATACGACCAAGTTCACCATGCGCTATCGCGGCGACATCACCCCCGACATGCGGATCGCCTTCGACGGTAACGAATACGACATCACGTCGATTCAGAACATCCGCTCAGGCAACCGGGAGACCCTGATTTATGCCAAAGCTGCCAACTGATTACATCGAGACCGCCAAGGCCACGCGGCACTAGCGCACGACCCGACCGTCGCCAGCCCGTGCCGAGCTGGCGGAATCAATCGGCGTAGGCCCCCGTCCGGTTCCACCCCGAAAGGGCGGGCGGGGGCTATCTCCGCCCCCTGAGCCTGCGACTATTCACCGTCTACAAATATGTACATCCTGCCATTCTGGAAATCGTGATGACCAAGGTAGGTCACTGATTCCTGGCCGCAAAATGTGTCAATAGCAGTTTTCAGATCATCACTAATTTTGGCGAGGTTGTGCGCATAGACTGAAAAAACTGGAGTCTGCACGCCGTCAATGAAGTGCCAAACCCGATAGATGTCGGACATCAACTCCTCCCACGGGCGGAATGCCCGCCCCAAGCTTACACCCGTTGCGGATGATGTTGCGGCAATGTTGCGGATGCCCACCGTCCGCAGCAGTCCGCCCGCGTCCGCTGGCGTCCAATGTTGCGGTGTTGCGGATGTTGCGGACTTCTGGGGGGAGGGGTAGGGGTAGACCCAGCAATGAGTCGGAAATAGGTTTCCGTACATTCGTCCGTACCGGGTGTATTGCAGAGTGTCAGAAAAGGAAAAAGCCCTGAAAAATCAGGGCTTTAGATGGTGGAGGTGGGCGGAGTCGAACCGCCGTCCGAAGGCACTCCATCTCCGGCACTACATGCTTAGCCCACCGTTGGGTCTCGCCCCCGGGCAGCACGGTGTGCGAAGCGCGCCCTGGGACCAGCCTGCCTGG